CCTGTGCGTGTAGCAACAAAGGTAAGCCCAATGAAGTTAATTGATCTTGCAGGCTTAATAAAGATATCAGCTCTAAACTGATTTCCATCAATCACATCGGGGGTGTTATTTGTTTCGTCGCAAACAACTAAGAAGTCGATAATACCTCTCTTTGATTTTACATCACGAAGATATGGTTCAACAATATTTACAAAGTTTGATCTTGTGATTATGTCATTAAATTCAAACAACTGTGCTCTTGCTGCTCTTTCAATTGTAGATTCAATTGTAAGGAATAAACGACGAACATTAATTCTATCAAAAGCGGAAGTGTATGAAAGTGCAGTTTTATCTCCATAAAGAATAATGCCAGCACCAGGAGAGAAAATAATTGGATTAATTCTCTTTGGATATAATAGATCCCTCTGTGCTTTCGAAGGATTGTAAGCAAGCTTCACAGCACCATTGATTGCCCCTCTGGAGGGGCCAGCAGGAGAGAACCAAGAGTATTGGTTGATAGATGTTCTGGCCATCAGACCGGCAACATCGGCATTGCAAGGAATGTATCTGAAAGTATTATTGAATCTATCAAACATATACTTATAACCACTATCAAATACAGCATAAGAACTGGACGTGATTGGGTCAAAGAAATTAATAATATTCGTAGTTTGAGTATCAGAACTTGTAATATTCACAATTCCTGATTTGTGTGGAGAAATGACAGCTACACAATCTTTTCTTGCTTCGGCAATTCCAATTAAAGCATTTGCTTTTGCTTGGGATTCATAGATAGATGCTCCGCCAGAAGGACCATTAATTAAGAAATTAACTTGGTATTCTGCTGGATTTAATAGAATATTGTAGGAAGAAATGATATTAGCAAGAGTGGCATTCATTCCTCCAGAAGAAGAATAATCTACACCACCAGTTAAATTATAAGTAACATTTCCTACTCCAGAAAAAGTTGTGCCTTGAGCATTTTGCGCCCAGTTTCCAACACTAGAATTTGCATATCCAGTAGTACTCGTGAATCCAGTAGCGGAACCAGTAGGAGCAGCACCAGCAAAAATATAATCAGAATTTGCGGAAATGAAATGTTTATAATATACGGATTGGGTAGGTGAAATTTTTCCATCAAATGCCTTTGATAGATATGTAAATTTCTCTACAATATTACCAGCAATTCCAGTAACAGAACCACTATCATCTACAACTACAATGTGAATCTCATCATTTTTTCCACTTCTGTCATTTGCATATTGAGAACTGGTAGGTTTTTCTGCAATTGTCTTCCAATAAACTGTTGAATTTGTAAGACCAAGAGTTTGAAGATTATACCAATCGGATACGACAGTTGGGGTTGATGGGCCAGTAGTAAAATTAATTCCAGATGCTGCTGGTGATTTTACTACGAATTCGACATTTGTTCCTACACCTACAGCAGCACTACTAGTCAAAATAGTCGTTTGCAGTGATCCATTCACAAGAGTTGTACTGAGACCTACAATAGTAGATTCATTTACAATTCCATTGGTTGTTGTTTGGACCAAATTGCCTATAGTAACAGTAGGAAGTGATGCTGAAATTGAAGGTGGATTGATGACAGTTGAGCCAGAACTAACAGATCCATAAAATCTATTCACTTCTATTGATGTTGTAATTCCAGAAGATGTTTTAATATAAGCTACACCAACACCAGATTGGAAAGAATTGATACTATTTTGTGAATATGAAACTAAGCTTGAGGATCCGGTGGCATTATCATATCTATCAGTTACTTTTACATCAACATATTGATTTCCAATATTGGTAATAATTCCTCTCAGATAACCAACAGATGAACCAACAGTACCATCAGTATTGGCATATGAAGTATTCAATCCAACAGTCATTCCATAACCAACTGACAATCCAAAAGTTCCAATTGCAACTCTTTGGTCTGCTGCAGCATCAATTACACACACTTTTAAATTATTTGCCCAACTTCCTGGATTTTTTGATGCATAAGACCAAGAAGATGCTGTCGAATAGTTATTAATGTAATCTTCATATGAAGAAATTTTTAAAGTGGTTGCCCCATTGCCAACCGCAGAAGCATTGGAATTATTTAATGCTGTTCCATCTGTTCTAAGAACTCTGAGAATTCCTCCATATGATAAGTATGAAGAAGCACTCATCCAATACTCATATTGAGAATCGGTTGAAAGTGGTTTTCCGAATGTATTGAGAAGATCATTCTCATTTTGAATTAAAATAGGTACATTGACTGGTCCTTTTGAAAATGGACCTGCTATTGCGCCAACCTGCTCACTTGATGCAGTAATTCCCCCAATAGTTAAGTCAACTTCTCTTATATTGACCCCTGGAGATACTAAGTTTAGCGACATGTCTTTCCCTCTAAAGAAGTTTCATTTTGTCTAGAAGTATTTATAAATTGCTAAACTTACCTATACTCCCACATGTACGACATATCTCCATATTCATCTAAGTTCCATCCGCCCTCATCTCCTTGGACTTGATTGCCGCCAATAACTTTCCAAGTATCGCCTTCGGTATCAACAAAGGTGTTTTCATTATTTAGTCCGTCAGAAATAAACCCAAAAGGGGACATATCCTGTTCTATTTGTTCTTTTTGATCTTCGTATATTCTTTTTCGAACGTCATTGTCGGTCATCTCCCTAAAGTAATCCTGAACTACCAACCAGGCAAAGATGACTAAACACATTACTAAGTCATCATTCGAACCTTCTTCAGCTTCAAATGATTGATTTTTTTGAATGAAAGTTGTTAACTCGCTAATAATATCATAATCATTAAATATTAATTTATCGTCTTCTATAATTGCTTTTAAATTGGAGCAACCCACTCTTTTTACTGTTTTGGACATTTTCACGCCTAATTGAGTTTTCTTTCCAGAAAATCCTTGCCCAACCAATTGTCCAGCTCTACCTCTCATTGCACACATTAGAATATTATCGTATTCTAAATCAAAATGCAAAATACTTGTCACTTGTTCGCCAATATCATTGACTTCCGCTAAAACAAAGGCCTTATTGTATGCTCTTGCCACATCTAAAATAATATTCGGAAAAAGCATAGGCTTAATTTCATTATTTTTATACTTTGCAACTATTCTATACGGGAATGTAGTTATATCAAAAACTACAAATGCCGAATAATCATTGTCCATTCCCCTAGAAACATCCACTGTCATTATATAAGTGTGTTCTTCTTTTGGCTCCTCATACACATCCAATCCTCCGCTTCTTTCCATTGGATCTTCATAAACTAAGTTTTTTAATTTTGATGCATTAATCAAAGTTCCAACGGAACCAAGAAATTCACAATTGTGTGATATTATGCTATTTGAATAATATAGATTATCTTCACCAACATCAAGTAAATCATAAAGATATATTCCCTCTTCTACTATTTCATTATATACTACTTTTTTCCCCTGCAATAAATCATCAACCCTAATTGTTGACGCTTTAATTTTTTCCTTTCCGAAAGAATGATTATTGGAGCACTTTATTTCCGTCCCATCATCGAATATTATCCAATGATAGAAAGGTTTATAAACTTTTTGAATTCCCGAAAAAGATTTAAATCCATAAGGAGTTTTTACTTCAATATTTTTATTAAATTTAAACATTTTTCCAACACTCGTTCAAAACAATTCTTTTTAATCCTTGAGGTGTTAAATTATATTTTTCAGCGTATTCTTTACAAAATGCCTGAACATATGACATTTTTTTACCATTTTTCATAATCATTCCAACATTTTGTAAATTTGGTTTTTCATTATATAGTTTTCTTATTGCTCTTATCTCATCATCATTAATTTTTCTACTAAAAATTCTACCTTTTCTAGAGTTACTCATTTTCTCTACAGTTTCTTCCGAAAAACAATTTTGCATACCTTTATTCCAAGGAATATTACCTTTCTTGACCCCTCCAATTCCTTTTCTTTCATAATTATCAAAACCTTCCCCACCAGTAGACTTATTCCATCCATTTTTGAAAGTATCAAATTTTTCTATATAAAAAATTTCTTTTTCTTTTGCTTTTTTTGCAACATCTATTTGTTCGCTTATTTCAAAAGTATGTGGTGGTTTATTTCTTTTATGTTCTCTTTTCCTAGAATCTAAATTTTGGGTTTGTCCAACGTATTTAACTTTACCGTCAGAATCTTTAAGAAAGTAAATGTAATACATTTTTATTATTATTTATAATCCAAAAAACTCACAATCGTTTATATAAGTTCTTCATAGAAATTTTTTGAGTATTTCCACCACTATCTTGAATTTCAACTAAAGTATCCCCACTTAAACATTCAAATTCTACATCAAATTGTTCTTTGCTGGTGTTTGCGATAGTTTGGCGTTTCCATTCGGTATCTCTGCCCGGTACATCGCTCCAATGAACTTCAGTTGGTATATATTCGTTCTTTTTTCTTTCGGCATCATGCCAAATTTTATAAAAATGGTTCATCCCGTGAGGGGTAGAAACAATAATCATTTTAGTTGATTTACCGGATGATATTACAGGATAAACTGAACTAAAAAATTCATCTGCAACATTATTCGGAACAAACGCAAATTCATCCAAAAATACGATATTGTATGATCCACCACGAACTGTAGATGCACTAGTAGATGCAGCAACAATCTTAGAACCATTCTCAAGTTCTAGAGAACCTTTGTTCCATATCAAGACGCCTTGCTGCATCCATTTGGGGAGATTTTCATAAGCTAATTGAAGTCTTCCAAGAAGGTCTCTGGCAGTAGA